CGCGTTGCGGGGTTTTTTTGCGTCTGGAGAAACCCATGTCCCTCATCACTGAGCTTGACATTGTAAACGCTTGCCTCAAGTCGATGGGCGAGGCCCCTATTAACAGCACCAGTTCCGGCTCGCCAATCGTGCAAGCTGCACTGGAGTCGTTGTATCGCGCTCACCAACAAGAGCAGGCGATTGGCTGGTACTTTAACACAGAGACTGTCAAGCTGGACCCGAACACTGACAACCAGTATCAGGCCCCGGCAGACACTCTGTCTTTATCGACCAACGAGAACCCACCATGGCTTAGCCTTCGCGGCTCGCGCCTGTACGACAACCGCAACGCTACGTGGTACACCGGCACCAAGCCGATTACCGTGCGGCTGGTTCGGCTTATCTCGCTAGACGAGCTGAGCTACAACGCAGCCTCTGTAGTCATGGCATCCGCTGTGCTAGACTTCCAAGACAGCTTTGACGCTGACGAACAGAAGGTACAGAAGGCGCAGCAGTCGTACCAGAAAGCCTACACCATCCTCAACGCGGAACACATCCGCTCCGTCCAAGCCAACATGCTTTACCAAGGCTCGAACGGTAGCAAGGTAAACCGCACACGTCGCTTTAACGGCGGCATTGATTCACGCTGGAGCTAATCCTATGGCAAAGTATACCGGCTCTTATGAAAGCCTGATTCGCGGCGTCTCTGAGCAGGTGCCGCAGGATCGTTACGTTGGTCAGCACTGGGCAATGGACAACATGGTTGCCGACCCAGTGCGCGGCCTCGCTCGCCGTCAAGGCAGCGAAATGATTAGCGAGAAGGTTGCAACTGGAGTGTTCACTACAGACACTACCAAGGCCGACATCGCAACTTGGAAGGAGTTCACCTTCTTCATTAATAGCGTCGAGTACAGCTTGATGTACCGGCCCGAAGGTAAGGTTCCCGGCAGTACCGCCAAAGGCATTCTCTGCGTCAACAAGGATACCGGGCAAGTTCTGGACCTCGTTGTTCCTGCAAGTGAAGTAACCTTGCTCAACGGGTTACTTGACCAAGGCATCAGCGCCGCTACCAACATTGGTAAGTACCTATGCTTGGCACCGCGCAGCACCGTTCCGCAGTACGCAACCTCAGACGAGGTGCAAGTATTCAAGCAGTGGTCTGCTGCATGGATTAAGCAGGGCGCGTACTCCCGCACTTACACTGTCGGCGCTGTAATGAGCGGCACAGGCGTATGGCGTGCGACTTACACAACTCCGGCCAGCTACTATCCCGGCGTACTGAACACCAGCGGCGTGCCATCAACGGCCACCGACTACGTGAAGCAGATCAACGACCTTGTGTACGCCTACCAGACCGCAGTAAACCAATGGATCGGCTCAGCAGCCGCAGCCATTCAGCCGCAGAACATCGCGCTGAACTTGGCAGTGAACCTGAACACCGTGTCTGGCTTACCGTTGTGCGTGCAGCAAGGCTCGCACGTACTGATTGGCTACGCAGGCGCTAGCGACATCCTCGTTGATGACGGCGGCGACGGCACATATGCCAAGGCCATTGGGCAGGAAGTGGAAAGCATCGCTGACCTGTCACCAATCCATGTGACCGGCAAGGTGGTGCGGATTCGCCCACGTCAGGGCACACAGGATGGCGTGTACTACGTCAAGGCTTACGCTCGCGACCAGACAACTGCCTTCGCTTTCAAGGAAGTGACGTGGAAGGAAACCGCAGGCGTCCGTGTTGTTCCCGGCTTCGTGTTCATGACCGGCCAGATCATCGGCAGCACCCTGTACTTGGCCTCCGGGCCGCAGGCGCTGGCTACCTTGACCGGCGATGCGTTCCCCAACCTGTACGCAGAAGCGTCCGCAGGCGACCTTGACACAAGCCCATTGCCGGGTTTCTTCGGCAAGCGTATCGACCATCTGTCCAGCTTCCAAGACAGGTTGATGATCGTGTCTGGGGCTACGGTGCATCTGTCACGCAGCGGTGACTACTTCAACTGGTTCCGCCAGTCGGCTCTGTCGATCTTGGATGATGACCCAGTGGAAGTGTACGCGCTTGGCAGTGATGGCGACACAATCACCGACTCTGTTATGCTGGACCGCTCGCTTGTGCTGTTCGGCAAGCAGCAGCAGTATGCAATGGATGGGCGCTCAGCACTGACTCCACGCACCGCGTACATCGCCGTGCAGTCAGCGCACGAGGACTCCAACATCTGTCCGCCAACAGTGTCTGGGAACTTCATCTTCTTCACCCAACAACGTAACTCCCGACTTACCGTGCAGCAAATGCAGACTGGTGATTATGCCGACAGCTTCCGAGCCTTCGACATTACCACTCAGCTAGACGGTTACTTGTCTGGTACTCCGCGACAGATCGTTGCAATGACTTCACCGTCAACGCTGGCGATCCGCACAGAAGAGTTCCCGAACGGCTGGTACATGTTCCACTATCTCGACAGCGCGGATAAGACCGAGCGGTTGTACGACAGTTGGAGCCGCTGGTATAGTGACCCGTCACTGGGCACACTCATCGGGATTACAAATCACAACGGTAACTTGCTGGCCTTGTGGCTGCGAGACAATAGTGATGGTACTGCCAAGTATGTTCTGGATCGGTACTACCGCGAGGCTAGTTATCCGGGCCGTCCGTACATCGACAGTGGCCGCAACTACACCAACATCACCGGCACAATTCGTCCCGGCTGGATTGGTGCCGAGAAATCCGTCGCAGTCTATAACAAGAATGCGGCAAACAGTTTGTCCCTTGTGGGCGACACTCTTGCTAATGTTGCTACAACCGCCGCGCTTGGTGGTGGTAGCGCAAACCTTATCTTGGGTGTACTTTACGATAGCTACGTCGAACCAACCGCACCATATGTGCGAGACTCCAAGGATAAAGCGATCCTTGATGGTCGGCTCACCCTCAGCGCAATGAAGATCACAGTTGCACAGTCTAGTGCCATGCGTGCTTACCTCCGAAGTAATGACGAGGCTGCACCCGGCGCATTGATTACCGACTGGATTTACCGCGAGGCGGGTACATGGACTTTGAACACACAACAAGTTGCAATGAGTGCGACGATTCCCGTCCACATCCTTCGGGAGATTCGGGAGTTCCGTCTGCGGCTCGCTGCGCGTAACTGGTTGCCGTTCACCCTGAGCAGCATTGAATGGTCTGGGCAATTCTTCACACAGCGGAGACGCTAACATGTGGTGGATGCTTGCAGCGCAGGTGGGTATGTCCCTCCTGCAACAAGGTCAACAGAACAAGCAGACTGCTTCCTCGAATAAGATCGCGCGTAACAACGCGAAGAACGAGAACATCGTGCGGGCCGCTAACAATGAAGTTAGCGCCGCAGCCGGTGCCCTCAATCGGGTACGTCAGTCGCTGTTCAACCAGAACGTCCTAGAGAACGCCGCCAAGAATGCCGACACAATCGGCCAGAACCTTGGTCGGCAACTCGACACCGTGCAAGCCGGTAAGCTGAACACTCAAATCCAAGCCGCTGAAACTAGCGGCTCTTTGATTGCGATGGCCTCCGCTGCTGGTGTCGCCGGTTCTACCGTGGACATTATCAACCAAACAATCCGTGGGCAGGAAGCTCGCAACCTTGCTGAACAGGAACGCAATGCTAAGCTGTTGAAGTCTGACGCTAAGAAAGCGATCCAGAATCAGCAGGAGCAGGGAATCCTCGGCATGGACACTACGTTCTACACAGACCGTGTGTCCCAAGTACAGGCGGTTGCTCAGCAACAATCAACATCCAGTCCACTCACCATGCTGTCCGGCGCTCTCTTGGGCGCAGCGACTAGTCAAGCAGGCCAGAATGCGCTAGCCTCTACAGGGAGCTGGTTCAAGCCTGCTGCCTCTAGTCCGGGCAGTACGGCTGCTGGCTACAAAGGAGCCTTCGGGTTCTAAGGGGATAACATGGCAGAGTTTAACTTCAACCTCGGCAGCGGGGCTACTCAACTGGGTAGCGCACCGCAGCAACAAGCGCAGAATACGCAGCTTGGCCGAGGCGGGATGGTTGGTGGTGGCGTCCTGTACGCCCCTACTCCGGTAGACCCGCGCACTGACAGCAAGACAGACTTAGACCGGACGCTGGATACAGTGCTCGGCATTGGTCAGAACGTGCTGGCCCACAAGATGAAGCAGGCAGAGAACCAAGCGTTCCTTACTGGCGTACAACGGACGATGCAAGGCGAAGCCCTCAAGGACATCGTTGACGAGCAGCCGTGGTATAGCAAAATCTTCGGGCCATCCAGCACAGTACAAGGTGCGCAGGCTTACACACAGCTCGCACAGGTGGACAAGTACACCGCCGACATCTACGGCGACATGCCACGCTTCGCCAAGATGACACCAGACGAAGCAGGTAAGGAAGTCACCGCCCGCATGGGCAAGTTCCTTACTGGTGACGAGGCTACCGACACCGCGATCCAGATGAAGATGGTGGAGCAGGCTGGTCCGTTCTTCAAGGCACAGGCCAAGGCCAACTTCGCGTACCAGCAGAACACAATGAAGGAGGCTGTTAGCTCCAGCATGGTGTCGGCTGGTGATGCACTGCAAGCGGCTGCAACTCAGTGGGCGTCTGGCGGTACAAGCAACCAGCAGGACCGCAACCAAGTCCTGAACTCGGCATACGCTGCGATGACTCCACCACAAGGCATTGAGCCGGGTGCGTACTGGGATGCTATCACTGACTCGGTGGTAGTGTCAATGGCTAAGGGCAACCACTACATGGCGCAGGCCGTATTTGCTCAACGTCCGGGGCCTGATGGTAAGCCAATGGGTTCGCTGTTCGACAGCATGCCGGTGGAGAAGCAGAAGACCCTGCTTGACGCACGGGATACCTACGAGGCCAAGACCAAGGCCAAGGAAGGTAGCCTTGAGTTCGGCCAGAAGATGGGCGAGATTAAGGGCCAGATGGCTATCGGCGCTATCGCACCGTCCAAGGGTATCCAGATGATGGAGGATGTGAACCAACAGTTCCGCCTCAAGACTGGTATCGACGGCGACCTGTACGACAAGAAGGACTTTGCCACCTACATCGCCTCTGACTATAAGGCTGTCTACGCCGCTAACCAAGCTGCGCAGAAAGCACGTCAGGAAGGCAACAAGGCGGCACAGACTCTGGGCGAACAGGTGCAGTCCACCCGTGCTGCGTTCATGGTTGGCAGTGCATCACTGGCACTCAACAATGCTGTGCCTCGTCAGGTCGTGGACAACACCGTGATCGGTACGATGAACACTATCGCAGAGTCCGGGCAAGACCCGTTGCCGCTGCTGGTGAAGAACTACCGGGGTGACGGCGTGGGTGCAAGCGGCTACGTCAACGAACAGCTCAAGAATGGTATGCTGTCTGGTATCATCGCCTCGTCTGCTGGCTACACGCCTATGCTGGACCAGTCGATTCAGGCATATGACCGGCTTGCGTCTGTACCGGGTGGTGGTGATGCAACTGCACAAGCGTATTTTGGTGCAGAGAACAGTGTGAAAATCAACAACTATAAGCAATATACTGCATCTGGCCTCGCTCCAGAGGTTGCATGGCAGGCCAGCTTTGGTTCGCCGGTTAACACCATTCAGACCACACCGAAGGCCAAGATCGAAAAGGAAATTCTGGACAAGGCTACCTCCAACAACCCCGGCTTCTTCACCACTCTGTTCACTGGCGAGCAACCACTATCCAAGAACAACGTCGGCCTGATGGCTACGGAAATGGCGAAGCAGTACGACATCTTCAAGTCGCAGATCGGTATGTCTGACGAGGCCGCAATGGCTTCCGCCGCCAACATGGCGAAGCAGACAGTCGATGTGGTTGGCAGCTACGCCTACCGCAAGACTTCCCCGGACCAGAAGCCGATCAACGTGCTTATTGGTGCTGACCCTACAGCAGCAGGTCGTGCAGTTAACGACTTCTTCGCTGTGCAAGCTAGCAAGCAGGGTTTCAAGCTACCGGGTGGCGACTCTATGCCAGCTCCTAAAGGTGAGAAGTACACCAACTTGTTTGGCGGTACGTCTCGCGGCTCACAACCGTGGGAGAATGGTGGGCAAGTACCCGGCTTTAGCTGGGAACAATGGGGCAAGGACTCCACCGACAGCGTTACACTGATGCGTCTCCCAGATGCACCAGATGGCACGGCCAAGTTTGTAATGATGGGCACTACTTCTGACGGTAAGAACGTCAGTATCCCAGCAACCTCGAAGGACATCCGTTCCTTCTACGAAAG